ATTTCATTTCTGGTTGTGCTAGTTATGCACCATAAAATTATTACTTCATCAAATATTTTTTTTAAACTTCTAAATTTTTTAGATATAAAAAATTCTTTTGCCAATCTAAATTGTTTCTGATTGCTTGATTGAGATGCAGAGAAATTTATATTAATAGCATTATATTTGTTACATAGTAATTTTCTAAAACTATATGTTTCAGCTAAATCATGATCATTGTGGATAAGTTCAAAATTATTTCTTGACATTCCTTCTTCGTAGCCTAATCCTTTTCCATAAGTCCAGCTACAACCAAAGGTTATTAATAAAATTTTTTTCATTAAGATATTATTTCTTTTTACGACGGCCAGCACAATGAGCCTTTTGACTAAATCCCTTTGGATGAGAACAGTCAATGCTACGTTTGTACTTAGTACTCCATTTTTCAGTTAATTCTTCTTCTTTAACAAGTTTTTTATTCTTTTTAACTTTGTATTTTTTACCATCTACTATAAAATATTCAAGATTATTTTTTCTTGCAGTATTCAATGCACCTAAAAAAGCATTACCTTCTTTTAAACTTAACTCACGATCTGTTTCTTCTACTTCTGCATCATAAAGTTTTTGAATTAATCCGCTATTGCGCAATAACTTAAATGCTAAATTTTCAACACCAAACTCACCATTTTTTTCTAAACCAGACTGTCGCATATCTTTAATACGTTTTTTCAGTCTAGCAATAGTAGATGGATCGCCGCTGTCCAATGCTTGGCGAATTTCTTCACTTAAATGTTGAAATTTATCTTCGATGTTTGTTACATCAGGTTTAGCTGTTATCTTTTTTGGAAATTTTACCCAATCATCATTATAAACACTATAAACACCATTTGAAATATGCGTATCTTCACTGCCTTGAACATAAACTTCAACAGCATGTCCCATAATTTTTATATCGTGCTGATCATTAAATATTACTTTTTTAGCTTGGAACAAGTCTTTGAGATTAACTTTACAAGGTCCGTTACTGTTAGCAATAAGATGCAAGTCAATATCACTTTTATTATTGTAATTAAAACTAGCATTGCTACCACTGATCGTAATATCCGTAAGTTGTAAATCTTCTACGTTGATAAATTCAACAAATGCTTTTGCAATCTTGAATAGCGCAAGACGAACTTGTAGTTTTAAACGATTATTTTCCCATAAATCAGGATTAAGTTTATCATGAAATGTAGTTAATGTTTCTAAATCACCGATGCGCATCAAGTATTTATTAGAACTTGGCTGCGCTCTTAGCCATTTGATCTACAGTAGCATTCTGTTTTTCAACATCCGCCTGATCAGGTTCTTTGTCGGCAACGCTTTCTTTGCCTAATACAATATGTTGGTTATTATAATCACTAATCATTTCGGCAATGTTAGGATTGCTATCTATTAATTCTTGTAAATTTTCATAAGAAAAAGAATAGCCAGCATTATTCATTAATTTACTAATGTTGGCTATTGGGATTTGTACGCCTGGTTTGGTTTTGCTTTCCAAATATTGCAAGATAGTCATAAAAACGCCTGCTTGACTCTTTACAAAATCTGGAGCAACTTCAAGAAGTTTCATTATCTTAGACCACGGCCCATTTCAGCAGGTCCGCCAGCAGCAGCATCTACTGCATTAAGGTCTTCTTCAGGCTCGCCGCCCAATGGCGCATTCATATCTGGAGCAGCACCTAAGTCAGGAGCAGCACCCATATCAGCGCCCATGTCAGCACCAGAATCAGGTGCGCCCATAGGAGCAGCGCCATATACGCCACGACTTGCATTATCAAGTGTATCGCGAGCAGAATTAGCTGCATCAAGCAGACCACTTAGAACTTGCTTTGTAGAATCGTTAAATGAATTAGCTTGTTCCATGCCAATTTCATCTTTCATTGCACTAACCAATGCAGGTAGCTGTTCGTTTTGCATCTTGCTAATTTTTTCAACAATATCTTGGACGCTATCTGCCAAGTCACGAGCGGCCATTGTAACACGTGCTTGTTCAATTTCACCTTCTGTAAGGGCTGATGGAAGTTCATAGCTTTCATTCTTTGCCATCTTTGTAGCTGTAGCATACATAACATCTTTGCCACGATTACCATAACGCTTTTCAAAATCACCACCACGCTTCTTAAGAGCCTTTGCATAATGCTCACGCTTCTTAAGTTCTGTAGGAGTTAATTCACGTTCATTAAGCGTTACCATGCAATAATCATCAATTGCCTGTAGCTTTTCTGCAATAATTTTACGACCTTGTGCCATTTCATTTTTCCATGTTTCAAGAATTTTTCCAACCATTACTGCTTCCATGTATTGTGGATTACGTTCAGCATGATGTGCTTGACTTGTGCTCTTGATTGCACGAATTTTTGTGCCAATAGTTTTTAGCATCTGACTTGCATCGCCTTCTTTAATCTGCTTAAGATTAAGTTGCCAATTATAAACTTTATTCAATTGCTGATTTAATTCTGCAGCAGATACTTTTCCAAATTCTTTAACAAACATAGTGTTGTCCTTACATTTAATAGTATTTATTGCAGTGAGACACTTTTCTCTAATTCATGCAATTGTTGATCCAATAATTCTAACTCTCGTTCTACTCTTGAAAGCCTATCTTTATAAACTTCGTTATTTGGATTTGTTTTTGTTCTTATAGAATATAATTGTTTATCATTTAGATAAATGTCTAACTGTTTATCTATGCATGTTACAGTTGGAATATTTTTATAATAACGTTTGCTTACTAACGCTGCTAACAATATTGCAACTCTTCGTTGATATAGGTTAGCAACAATACTTTTATTATTATTGATAACTTGCCAAACATTATCTTTTAAAGTTACTTGGGTATCATTAATTTGATATCCATTCCCCACGGATTTTACAATCAATGCTCCTTTTTTAGGCAATTGATTGTATTCTTCCGTGACGAATTTTTTGATTTTGTTGAGGGTTATGTTTTCATCTATCATAAAAATATAATAACACAACGATAACCCTTATGTCAATTAAGTATGTGCTTTTGCAACATACAAAATCAAGCCCAATAGGGCAGTTAGTAGTGAGCCAATAATGCCAATTCCTAAGCCAACGAGTTTTTTATAAGCCAAAGTTTCTTTTTCGATTAACATAGATTTAATTTCGCTGACTATGGTTTCGACTTTTACAAGTCTTGCTTCCATAGTATTCATTTTGCTTTCCATTTGTTCATAACGCTCTGCGCAGATATCAACATGCGCTTCTAAACTCTGACGTTCAATATCATAAGTTTTTGCCATTGTAAATTCCCCACACAGTAGCAAAGAATATTTATAATGTTTTTATAATAATAAAAAGCATATATTTTTGTTTTCACCATCGGCGATTGTGTAGTTTTTTAAATTTTTAACACTTTCTTCAAGACCTTGAATCATTGGTATCAGATCAACCATATCACAAATTTCTTCTAAATTGTTGTTAAAGTTTTCTAATTCAAAATCAAATATCCATACATTATGATTGCCAATATAATTTTTTCCAAATTCAAGACCATCTATATTTCGAAATACTTTTTTAGGATATGAATGAATCGTAAGAATGGATTTTAATCCCAATGCTTGTATGATTGTATGCCAATTTTTTATTTGGTTAGAATTATGATCACTGCTGCGTGTTATATCAAATAATGTTAAACATCTTATCATGTTTTTACTTATAGTGTTGTAATTTGGGCAAAGAAAAAGGGCGGTTGCCCGCCCTTGAACTTTGTAATATATCTAGGATATATTAAGTGTAGCTTAGCTTGAAACCACGGTTAGCGAATACTGAACCGCTGCAATCAACGCTGTTGTTACCAGCAGCAGTTAGACTACGAACAGTTGCCTGAACAACGCTTGCAATACCAGCATCAGTTGATGCAAGACCTTGTGCGCCTTCAAGAAGAAGACTGATGTTACCACCGCTAGTTGCTTCTACTTGATATGCAAGAACAGTTACGTTACTTGAAATTGCGCTTAGGATTGCAGGAATTGCGTTGTTTACACCACTTTCACTACGAATGTCTTGTGCTGAACCACCACTTGCTGCGATATAACCTGCTAGTGCTACAGGGAACTTTCCGATGAAGCTAGCGCCGATTGCTGTTGAGATAAAACCCTTACCATCACCAACTACACCAGCATTACCATTTGTACGATAAAAATCTGCCATTTTAATTCTCCAAAAATTGCGTTTATTATTACGCTAAGAGTATTTATGTTTGTGGTTTAAAATTGGCTTATATATAACTTTTTTATGGAGGCAGTGGTATGCTTGCTTTTGCAAAAGCAGATTTTAATTTTGCCAATGAACCAGGTGGTTTATCCATTAATCCGCCATATATTGTTGTTAAAAAATTCGGATCATCTGGATATACTCCAACAGTTGCTTTTATTTTTTCACGAACATTATCAACAGTGCCACCGCCTAATTTTCCGCTTGCAGCTAATTCTTTTCGACCTTGATACCAAGTAGAAGTTATTGCTTGTATTAAATTGTTTAATTTTGGTTCTAATGTTGCAGAACCTGTTGCAAAATCTGTATTAGCGAATGAAGATAGCACTCCACCAAGCGCACCAGTTGAATAATCTGAAGGTTTTATATATGATTTAACACCAGGTGTGCTGTTTAATGCAACTTCAACTGCATTTTTAAATTTGTCCGCGTCGCCAGTTTTTGGAACTTTGTCAATGATAGATTTAATATAGTTTGCGCTATCTGTAAATTCTTTTGAACCTACAGGCGGTATAACAAGTGGATTTACTGGTGCTTCTGATAAAACTTCAACGGCTTTCATCTATTTTTCTCAATCCACGAATAAATTTAGCAGGTTCTTGGGTACGAATACTATTTAATAATCTTCTTTCTAATTCTTCTGCTTGTGGAGTATCATATGTTTCTCGTATTTGATTAATTAAATTTATTGCACTATTAATAATATGATTTGCTCTGCTTTCTATTACTAAACCAGTATTTTTATTATTACTTAATTGGCTTAATTCATCAAGAATACTACGTGATTGTTTGCGCAAATTGTTAAACTCCAAAATTATTTAGGGCAAATTAGGCAGTTTCAATTTTTCCACAAGCAACATCGCATTGTACAACACGACCATTTTCTATACTTGTTTTGGTCCAAGATGATTCAACATTGCCAAACCATTTTATTGCTTCTTCTAAAGTTGTTTGATGTAAATCATTATTAAAGATTATTTTTTTAATTTGAGAATTTATAAATCCGTGAAAACCTTTATCATAGGTATGCGGACTAAATCCCATATAACAACATGGATAAACTTTACCATCTGCTGCAATATAAATTGATTTTGAATTTTTTGTAAAACAATCTAATTTTCTATTTTCGTCATATGCTGGATATATATATTTTTTTGTACTATCTGCATGAAATTCAATAATTTCTTCTATGTTGGTATGCGCATTCCAATCGCCCATTATATGCACAAGGTTACCTTTTCTATCAAATACTGGTCCGCTGTTTCGTCCATGATCTTCAAGGCGAAATTCTTTAAATCCATATTCTTTACTACGTTTTTCTGCTTCATCAATTTGGTGATTATTGTGATCAAATTTAATCATTTTCCAAACTGCATAACCACCAGCACTCATAAATGTTTTTGCATTTTGAATAATTTTATTAAAATCAGTATCTTGACGATATAAATGATGCGTATCTTCTAAACCATCTAAACAAAATTCAACTTTTGTTTTAGATATTTTTCCAAGTTCAAACCAAAAATCATTATTTCTTGCACTGCCATTTGTGCTTATTTGGATAATTAAATTTCTGTTATGTGATTTAAAATATTTTATTATTTCTAAACTTTCTAAATTAGCAGTAAAATCTCCAAAGTTTCCATTAATTAAAAGTATTGTTATTTGCTTAATAAACTGCGGACTAAATGATTTTTGTATAAGTTCTAACGTTAAGCTTGTTTCTTCATATCCACGATTATAAGGATAACCAAATAAATTTCTAGGACAAAGCGGACATCTAGCATTGCATAACGAACTAAATTCCATATGCAAGTGTTGTATTTCTTCTAATTTTATCATGTAAAAATATTTATTGATAAAACTTTTAAAAAATAAATATTTTATTATTGGCACAGTTAGGCAAAAAGGGCAATCAATGAAACTACCAGAAAATGCACAGGCACAATGCGAACAATTACTACGAGAATTTAGACGACCAATACCAGATGAAGCAGTATATAATGACCGTCTTGTTGAAGAGATGGAGATCATATTAGGCTTACGCTTCACAGAATACTTCCTACAAGTCCGTGAAATATTAGATATGACTCTTGATCTACCACATATGACTCGTGGTAGTGCAGGTAGTAGTCTTGTTTGTTGGGCATTAGGAATTACAGATGTTGATCCTATAAAATGGGATATACCGCTATCACGATTCTTAAATCCACATCGTGATGATTTACCAGATATTGATATAGACTATCCACATTGGGTGCAAACTACGGTTATGGAACGTATATTCAAACGTTGGCCTGGCAAGAGCGCACGTATTTCAAACTATGTTACATTTAAAGAAAAAAGCGCCAAACGTGAAGCAGCACGACGACTTGGTGCAAAAGGAAAATTACCACGTAACTTCAAATATGATGATCTTGATATTGATATAGGCGAAGCTATTCGCATTGAAAAGAAGTTGATGGGCAAGAAACGTGCTATTTCTAAACACTGCGGCGGCATACTTGTGTTCAAACACAATCTACCAAAAAGTCTTATAAATGCTGACAATCAGATACTGTTAGACAAACACGAAGTAGAAGACCTTGAACATCTAAAAGTTGATATACTTGCAAATCGTGGATTAAGTCAGCTTTATGAAATAGAACCAAACATGGGATTAGAAGATTATCCCGATTATGATGAAGCAACTATAAATCTACTTTGTAATGGTGATGTGTTAGGCGTTACACAAGGCGAGTCGCCAGCAATGCGACGGTTGTTTCGTGCAATACAGCCAAAATCACGCAGCGATTGTGTATTTGCAACGGCACTTATACGTCCTGTTGCAACCACTGGTCGGCAAAAAGCAAGTTTCTTTCATGATTGGACAGAACAGCGATTAGAAGAAAGTATTGTGTATGAAGATGATGCTATTAGAAAGATAAGCAAACTTATTGGTTGTGATATCTATGAAGCAGATATGTATCGTCGTGCATTTGCAAAAAAGAATGAAGAAAAAGTATATGAGTTTATGCACCGCATGGGAACACATCCGAACAAGACTGAAATTATAGATGAACTATATCAGCTTGGCAACTTTGGACTATGCCGTGCGCATGCTGTTAATTTAGGACGATTAATTTGGGCATTGGCATATCAAAAAGCACATAACCCTAAACCATTTTGGGCTGCATATCTTAAACACTGTGAAGGCAGCTATCGCCGTTGGGTTTATAAGAATGAAGCCAAACGTGCTGGTTGGGACTTGCGTGATTTAGGATTTAATTATAGTTTGTTAAATGACCCTATATACGAATATAGAAAATATGGATGGTGGGGCGATGCCGATTTTTTACCAGGTTTTTATTGCAACAATCAGTATCTTGACCGTTTTGAATTTGCTGGTCTTGTTGCCAATGGTCGTGTATTCAAGGGAGAAGGCGGGAAGTATATCACCTTTCTTACCCTTGGTGTTGGTAACGGAAAATATATTGACCTATTGGTAAAAGGTCCAGTAGCATATCATGACTATGATGTAGTATGCGGCGTGGGCAAAGTCAAAACAAGCAATGGCAGTCAATATATTGAATGTCAAAATGTGCGGACATTAAAGCTAGAAAAATTTAACTCTTCTGCTTAAGATTGTTTAACATTTGACGCAATGCACTGCTATTAACA